GCAAAGATCTTTCAAAAATTTAACTTTTGGCATTTTCTCTACTCAATAAAAAGCCCCTAAAAATTAGGGGCTTTTGCATAAATTAATTAAGTAAACTGGACATAACCTGCTGCAACACCACGAGGCTTCCAACGAATAAAACGCTCACCACGAATCGCAATCAAATCACTTTGATACAAACTCACCCAGTTCGGTGCTGCATCAGTACCCGTATTAATGGATGCTTCAGAACTAATTGCAAAATCAACCGCACCGTCATCAGCCAGAAGAATTTGAGATGGAATAACCAATACGATCTTATCAGCACATGCAGCTGAAATTTCTACAGGCAGAGTCAGCAACTCTTTGGCACCATTGATATTCATACCCTCAAAGTACTTCTTACCCAAGGCATCACGGAGCACACTTAATTTTGCAGCGCGAGTTTCTGACATTACCCATGTTGCACCTTCCAATGTTAGGCCAGCATCAGTTGCCTGTTTAATAACAGCAGCAAGATCCGTTTCAATTGCAACGCCAGTTTCACCAGTACTCGGAATTGCTTCAACACCATTTAAAATGGATGCTGGGCTATCCGTAGATTCAGCTTTCGCTGGATCAAAGAATTGACCATCAATAAATGCTGCCGTTGATTTAAGTAAATCATCCAAGACAAGCCCATCCGCTTTTGGATTTGAAAAGCGCACCAACTCTTCAGAAAGCATAACAATCCCTGCGACTTTAGATTTAGTTAAAGTCACACTACCAAAAGTTGGATTAGTCACAGGTTTAGTTTTTGCTTCCCCTACCCAACCAACAGTTGATGCTCCAGTTTGGGAAGGAACTTTGACATTAAAAGGGACCTGACGCATTTTTGAAGCTAATTTGTCGACAGCAGTTTTACCGCGTAGTAATTCGATAAACTCACCAGAAAGCACCTGGAAATCAACCAATGATGCTCCAAATGTAGCTTCAGATGTTGTGCCAACTAAAGCTTTTTGAGTCACTGCATTTTTTACAATCTCTGGAGCACGCCATGAATCGAGCACTTGCGTTGCTGTTACAGCACCTTTACTTAGTGCTGCAACTGCTTGTGCCTTAATAGCAATTGCAAAGCCAATACCTGGTGGCAAATTACTTTTTGTTTCAACAATTGGAGGTTTGCCTTGAGTCGAATTTAAGCCTTTTTCAGAAGTACCGCCTTCAACTGGAACTGTCGTACCAGGTAAGACAACTTGAGATTTTTGAATTTTTTCCAATCGAGCAAGGTTTGCTTCTAAGTTTTTGATTTCAGCTTCATAACCTTTGATCGTTTCTTCATCAACCCCTTCAGGTGTTGAACCATTATCGTTAGCGGCTTTTGTCATGATGTCTGACATTTTCTTCATACGATCATTGATCGTTGCTTTGATAGCATCAATATGTTCTTGCAAAGTCATACGAGTTTCACTCCAGTAGATTTAAATTTTGGTGTTTCAAACAGCTTTACTCCGCCCACTTTTGGTACTGGAGCTGTTGAATTGGTTGATTGAGGTGGTTTGCACGGCAAAGACTTTGCTTGCTGCTCAATATTCTGTTTATTTGGCTGATCGGGATGGCAGAGTGTCTTAATGCCAGTGATTGTTGCTTCCTGATTCGCAGGAATCGTGACAGCGGATAATTCATACCAATCCCATTTGATGAACTTATATCCCCAAGTACCTTGAATATCAGCCACTTCAAGCCCACGAAAACCAATTGAAAGCCCACGAACTAGGCCCGTTTTAATGCTGTCCCAAGCTTCTTGCAGACGCTTTTTCAGTTCGTCTGATTCAACTTCTTCTGGTTTTACTAACTGGATGACAACCTTAATACCTTCGTCAGTAACTTGAGCTTCAGTGACTTTGCCAATTGGTTGTCGCTTATCGTGCTGCCATAAAAATGGAACTGGCAATGTGAACTGCGCTCCTTTTGGCTCAACAACATCATCAACACGGTCAGGCGTTGGCGTTGTTGCAATACCCTCAAGCTTCCACTCTTCATCATTGACCGACTTAACTTCGAGTAAGCTATAAGCAAGCTTCATCGCTTTTTTACTCCTTGGTTTTACTTCGCTTTGAGCCTGCTTGAAGTGCTTCCAACTTTTCACAAGCCAAAAAAAATCGCTTATCAATGTAAGCGATCTCTTTATCTGTTTTGCCTGCTGTTGTGCAGGCCCCGTAATGGTTTTGCAGGCTCCATTGTCGCCCAATTTCTTGCTTTATATTTTCATTTCGTGTCATACAAAATACACCCCATAGCTTTGAGCTGTTAACTCAGGATTCAATGACATCAAAGCAACTGCGTTAAATGTCGCAATTAATGGATCAATCTTTCCCTTGCCTGATTCTTGTTTTCGAATTGTCATCGCATTGCCCTGGTAAACCCCCTTTGCATTACCTACACACCAATTCATCATGCGCTGGCCAGCATGCTGAAATTTCCCTTCTGCTACTTTTCGTTCAGTGGTCTGTACATATCCTGAAAGCTGATAACCTTGAGGAACACCAATCAATAATTCAAATGGAACTTGTTCAAGCAACCCATCTTGTAGTGACGGCATACCAAGTTTGTCTAAACCGATAGCAGCTTTTTCAGGAAACTTTCCAGCATCATAAATACGCTTACATATTTGAGCTGCTTGACGAACATCATCACCAACGTTCTTTACGATGACCAAATCACCTTCTTTTTCAAAGTCCTTATAAGCTGGAGCATTTTCTTGACGACGCTCTAATGCAATAGGATGTACCCATGCACGGTTCCAACAATACCAAAGCGACCGATCATTTTTATCCCGCCCAATAATCGACATTCCAAACATATCGTCTAAACCACCACCATCGAATCCAGCCGTGCAGATTTCACTTAAATCCAAGATAGATTCAACAAACAACTTATCTTTGTATGCAGAGAGCATCCAAAAGTCTGCACCAGCCCAGCGATCCGCACGCTTATTCATGCCAATTTCGACATTCAAATATTTCGCTAGGAAAATTTGAACCGAATCATCACCACTTTGCTTTGCTTGTTCGTATTTATTTAGCAGGTATCTAATATGAGTAGAGCGCCCCAAGTTAGGATTAGTCACATAGAAATAATCAGGATTAAGATAACTTTCATCATCAATCATGCTTTGTGGAAATTCATACAGTAACGGCAAAAATGAAGGATTAATAATTTCACCATCACGCACCTTACGGGCATAGTCTAATTTCTTTTTAAATACACCAGCTGGCGGCTTGTCTGATTGTGTAGACAACCAAATAAGAAAGCCTTCTGGAAAAGATGCCATACCACCTGTTGCTTCCTCCAGCATAGATTCAGCATTTGCCCTTTCACCAAAAACCCAAAGTTCATCAACTAAAATAAAAGCACCTTTTGATCCAGCGCTTGACCCTGTTTCGGCTGCTACAACAGTTAAAACCGCTTTACTCGAACGATCCGTTATCGTCCTTGTATGTTCTGAAACACCGAAACGTTTTTTTAATTCTGAATCTTCCAAAATCATGTTTTTAATAGGAGTGAAACTGTTATCTGCAACCTTTTTAGTTGGTGCGATAATGATAAATTCTGCCGCTTCACGACTATTCAAAATAATCGCTGTCAGCATAATTCCTGCTGCAAGCGTAGACTTGGTGTTCTTCTTGCTAATGAGCATGAAAAACTCATTAATCAATCGCTGCCTTGAAATTGGATCATATGCACCAAAAATCACGCTAACAAAATCAAAAACCCAATCAGCTGTCACTTCACCAATCGTTGGCTTACAATCCACATCAACTAAAATCAACTCTTTAATCACTTCGAGAGCCATTTCAGCTTCGTCAGGAAATAACGGCTCACAAGGTACTAAAGATTTTTTTTGTAAAATCCTTTGCTCCCAATCTAGGCAAGCCGTTCTCCAAGTAGGAAGCATTGATGTCATATCAACTCACCATTCGATTTTCACGTTGCTTTCGTCTTTCATCTGCAGTAGCAAATTTACCTGATTTAGCCACTCCATCAGCAGCATCTTCACGGCCCTGTTTAATCCCAACTTCACCAACTTTGCCCCGCGTATATGGCAAGGCTGCTTTAAGCGCCTCGATGCGATGCTTTATGTCAGCATTAGGGTTTTTCCAAATATGCTTTAAACCCTCAAGAGGATCTTCTATACTCTCTAACGCCTTAAATTCAGCTTCTTTAGCTGCCTGAACTAAAGGCAGAGAATCATGTCCCGCCCCCTCTCCCCCTGATTTTAAAAGCCCATCCAGATAAGTTAATACCTCGGGGTTTTGCATCAATTGACTGCCTTTTGAGCCTGCGGACTTCTCTGAAAAGCCTGCGGCAATTGCTGCTTCTTTATTTGACTTGCCCTGCACCTTGGCATGGACAAATGCCTTCATCTTTGCAGTTAAAGCCATTTCTTTACCTATAATTCAGTTAGTTTGGAGAAATTAATCTAAATTTATGATTTTCAATAAAAAGTTTATTTACTTTTCTGAAAACAGAGGTTTTTTTTACAAATGAGAATAGGGGGCGGTGTCCGCTTAGACCCAAATTTTTAAAATTTGATACCCCCCACGGGGTTTAATTTGCACCAATATGATGCAAGTTATTAATTTTATTAAAATGTTCCACGAAAACCTTAATAAAATTAATATCTTTATATGTTCCACGAATTAAAAATCCCTGCCGTTGCCGACAGGGATTAGAAGTGTCAATCATTATGGCCAACTTATGCGTTAATGGCTTGCCGTCACCAAAGTCAAATCCGTTTTGTACCCGCCTTATCTCAACATCCTGTCGAGCCTATAACGATCATGAGTTTTGCTTTCACATGAGCGTGCCGTCTATTCCAAGCTGTCAACATTGAGCCTTGCTAACGTGTGCAGGCTCTGTATGTTCAATTAATCTTTAATGCGCTGGAGTCCAAGTACAGCCAGTTGCTCATCGTTAAGTGATTCAATGCTTAATTCATGGTGCAGGTACATGACAGGTTTGCCAACCTTCAAACTGAAACCCTCAAGCTGCTCATGTACATACTTTGCTTTCTCAAGGGAACCGAATGACTGGAAGTCACCACGTACAACAATCAACACCGTGTCAGCATGGATTTGTTCAACGTCAATTATGTTCTCAGCCATCAACGCACCATCCCCAGCTTACTTTCTTGCTGCGACTTCTTGTCATGGCATGGCTTGCATAGTGACTGTAAGTTGTCCATATCATCCGTACCGCCTTGAGCCTTGTTGACAATGTGGTCACACTCAAGATTCATAGTTACTCGTTGGCACTTGCAACAAGTCCAGCCATCACGCACATGAACCGCACGCTTTAATCGCTGCCAAGGCCTACCGCCACGGCCTTGTCCATAATTCTTCTGGGTGGTCAATGTTGGTTGATTACTCTTCAACGTTGGCAATGAACCACCAAGCTTTGCTAATCGTGTCATCACTTCACCGTATATAATTTCGCGTCTTTGGGAATGGGTTCATGCACTGTCAGCGTTTTGCCCTCATTGATTCGCTGAAAGCATGGTTCACACAATGCTTGCCAGTTTTGAATATTCCAAAATTTAACTTGGCTTGTCGGATCTATAAGGTGGGCAACCTGCTCTGCTGGGCTTGTATAACCACGCTTTGCACAATCATGGCAGTAATTATTTACTAATAAGTAATCAGCACATGCTTTACGCCATGCTTTGGACTTATCATCCATCAATGACTTAGCTTTTGCCTTTTCTGCTTTGGCCACAGCACGTTCATGTTCTTTCCAGTGCTCATCCCGTTCACGCTTACCCATACAATCACCAACGAACTCGGCCATAAAAAAACCCAAAAGACTGTCACCATGGCAATCTTGTGGGCATAAAAAAACTGCCTGAACCTCTGAGAGAACAAGCAGTTGTTGAATTGAGTCTCACGACTCACTGGAGAACTACAGCGTCTAAATACAGTTTTCCATTGTGGTAAAAATTAACTTAAATTTGCTTTTGCGTCAATAACTAATTTTACTTAGTTTTACTTACCTGAGTAAAAATTTTATCTTCGCCATTTGACAACTCCATGTTTAGATCTTGAATTACTCGATCTACCCATATTTTCATATGTTTCCGTACAGTGGTATCACTCCAGCCACAAAGTGCGGCTCTAGCTCTTTCAGTTGGTTTATAGCTGGCAGGCACTAAACAAAACTCTGTCACAGCAATCAGCAATATCGATTGATGATAATCATGGCTTACACCTGATTCAGTAAATTTCGACTCATACTTGCCCACCAAGATTTCACTAAAAATTTTTACATTCGATTTTGTGTTTGCACCAAAGTATTTAAGGCGAAGTAGGTTGTCCTCAAACTGAGTTAATTTTGCATAACTCATTGCAAGTACTACATCTTGAGCAGTCAATGAAGGCGAGCCTCCGTCAATGCGATCAGCACCATAGTCGATTGATTTTGGATTGAGCAAACGTAGGAATTTTTCCATTGGTCAGCCCTCATGTGAATCATGTGAATGACTTGGGAATGACTTTTTTAAGTCATTCACATGGTAAGCCATTGTTTTTATATTTATTTTATTTAAATGTGAATGAGTGAATAATAAAATATTCACACACGCGAAAAGAAAAAAAATAAATACACTTAAAATAGCGCGGAAAGATATAGAGAAAGGGATTAAAAAATAATTTCTCACGTATACGCATGAGAAACTATTCACTCGTTCACATTGCTTTAATATAGTTTTATTATTCAAGCAATTACCATGTGAACGAGCGTGTGAATGAGGTTTTTTGTTATTCACATCATTCACATACAACTGGGCACAAACCATTGTTTTAGCGTGAAAAATATTAGGTTCAAACCACTCGTTTGTCAAGAACATCAGGAACCCCCTTTTCAAAATCATTTGCACATTCACCATACCAATCCATATCGGTTTTGCCATCAGGACGATCACCAATGGAAATAATTAATGATTGCCCTTCCTCTCGCCCGTATCTCCAGCGCTGCTTCTCAAGCAATTTAATCCCATCAATTTTCTTTAAATCCTCTGTAAATTTTCGATATGAATATTTGTGTTCAAGGGATGATGAAGCCCATTCCTTGTATGAGTCATAGAGCTGCTTTGCCTTACAACTTATGCATTTATATTTGGTTTCACCTGCCACCCATTCATCAATAAATACTTCAATAGATCGCTTACTGGCATTAAGCAACAGTCGTTTTGCATCGGTTATTGGTGGCTTGTCATGCTTAAAATTATCTAAGTCAACGCAAAGCAAATATGTATAAAATGCATCTAAACCATCGCCTGCAATTTCTGCATATACCTGTTCACTCAATTTTTCATCAAGCTTACTTTCTGGAGCAATCACAAACCACCGACGTGCCTCACCATGTAAGGGGAATGGAATATTTTCATTTGATGCAAAGGCCATATTGAAATAAGCAGGGACTTGTTTTTGCGGACGCTGCTTTTCATTAATCGTGACACTTTTTGCTGTAATTAATGCATTCAAATAAGGCGTAACGTTATATTTAGTAGCATTGGTCGCAATTTCTTCACCAAAAATAAAAGCTGCATTATTCAACCAACCATTGAATTGGGGACTTTCCAATTCCTGAGATGTAATCACTCGGTGATATTTTCCATAAATACCACCCATGACCTTTTCAAATAGTGTGGTCTTTCCTGAACCCTGAATATGACTAGCCATTAAAACAGCACTGTGTGCCTTTTGACCCTCATTCTGCAAAGGATAGGCCAGCCATTGAATCAACCACTGCTCAATATCTAAATCTCCATTGCACAAAGACCAAATCATTTTCAAAATCCCAGCGCAACGTGACCGAGTTATGCCATATTCAAGACGTTTTTGATCCTGATCCAAAAGCTCATTGACTGAATACCCCTCAAAGGTATTGATATAATTTGGATCAATATCAATTTTTCGAGTTGGATCAAAGATCAATTTTTCATAATCAATTTCACTTCGTGTTGGACTCTCAATCCATTTCTTGTACTCATGCGGATACATCAGTTGTGCAGCTGACCATGCAACTACTCGATTTAGAGACTTGTCGTATAAAAACGTTTCACCTTTAAGTAGTACACAATTTTTACTCATATTGGGCGCCACAAAACCCGCCTCTTCCACTAGCAACTGCTCTACTTCATCTTTTTCAATCGTTTTTCGGTCTTCGTGTGTATACCAGTGCTTAAATACTGCGCTTAACGTATGTTTTAAAGATGAAATCTTAAATTTATGCTTTGTTTTAAGGTCAAATGCATCATTACTGCATGCAATAACTGCATAACGCTGTAAAGCATCTTGTAATTTATCTGGTTTTTCCCCATCCCCTTGAGATTTCTGCCCACCACTTTCGGAAACTTGATTCATGGCAGGTGCAAAATCTAGTGAGAAATCATCCTTAGGAATAACTTGATCTGTAACTATCTGATTTTCCTCACCTGCCGAAGTCATCCCCAAAACGTGGTCGGCTTGTAAAAGGGGGTTCGGGGAAACGGCAAAAGCAGAACATTGCGTAGAAATACCGCTTTCTATCTGCGCACGCACTTCTGCTAACCCGGACATCACATGCAAGTCATTGAAATCTGATGGGTGAGAATTTGATTGTGGCTGCTCTAAAATCTCTTCTTCACTCATACGTTCACCACTTGACTGAATTCGGGAAGAATCACAATACCGCCTGTTGCAGCCACAGCTTTATTAGCGGCTTTTAAGCCTGCATTTGGTGGAGTTGAATGACTGTCATCATCAGCAAAAAATACAAATTTTCCTGATGGATATAGTGATCTTAATTCCATTGCGACTTTATCCACATTCCCTGAATTAAAAACGATAACAACAACATAGCCAGTTGCTTCATAAATACTTGCACCCGTTGCATACCCCTCTGCAAAACCAATCAACTGATCAGGGGAAACAATTTCACCTATAATATAAAAACATCCACTAACACGTCCCCCTGACAAAAATGGCTTATGGCCATCTGCATGAATTTCTTGCACGTTCCAGATTTTTCCGTCCTTATCAAATAATGGAACTATCAAATTTCCTTTTCCATTAATACGGCAGCCATGGTTCTTTACTTGTTTACGCTCTAAGTATGGGCACTCTCGGTCAGCCGACTTATATGCCCAAATACGGGCAGCACGTTTAGCAGCAGTTTCTTGTGCTTTACGCTCTTCCAATTCAGCAGCTTTAGCCTGGGCTTCTGCTTTTTCTTTCCATTTTTTTCGGTCTGCATCTGTTACTTTTGTTTCAGCAGACAAGCCCAATACAGCTCCAACTTCAGTCAAAACTTCTGAGTAATTCATACTTCGTGATTTTTCAATTAGTGCGAAACCATCACCAGCACCACACTGATTGCAGATCCAAGTACCTTTGCCCTGCTTATCATCACAACGAAAACGGTCTTTACCTCCACAAATGGGACATGGCCCATGTATATTTTTCTTCTGTGGGACTGTTATTCCAAATGCTGGGTAAAGTAAATCTATCCAACGTCCCAATGCAGCGTCGCGAACTTGATCAAACGAAAGTGCCATTATTCATACTCCGCGTCATGTTGCTGCTCAACCATTGCCAGTAACGTTAATGCAACTCGCACCAGATCCATCACATCCTTTTGGATTACAGCCAATTCATCTTCACTGATCACCCTATCGCCAATTGCGGTGGCTATAGATTGAGATAAATCGCCTTGTTCACGTGCTAACTTTCCGATTTTCATAACAAAATCTGATGTATTTAGTTGTTCAGGTTTAGGTAATTCAAACCATGCTGCATTGCCATGAATGGCGCAAATGCTGTCCATAATTCGACCATCTTGGGTTTCAGATAAAACTGCTTCCAAATGGTAAATATTAGGTTTATGGGTTGGTGTCGTTGGATTCAAAGAACTACGAAAAGTATTGATATTGAATCCATTTTTTTCAGCAATAACCGCCATGAGTGAATCATCATTTTGACGGTACACTGCTGCTTTCAATGCCATAGTTAATGACAGTACTGTGCGTTCAATACGCTGTGTGCTAGTGAGTTTCATGTTTAAAACTTCCCAATTCATTCATTTTTTTAGTTATTTGCATGAGCTACATTTTGCTGAGTTTCAAGTGACTTTAGGCGATCCGCAGCAATATCTCTGATCTGATACTCACGTAACTGTGGAATTTGCTCTTTATTCCATCTTGCAACTGCGGCCGTGGTTATCCCCAGAGAATCTGCAAGCTCAGAAAGATTGCAACCTAATAATTCGATAGCTTCGTCTCTAGTCATTACTTTTCCATAAACTAACTTTAGTTAGTTAATTAAATAGAATTTAACTTAGCTAGTCAAGAACTAATATAAGTTAGTTATTAATGAGATTGAGCAATGGAAGATACATACAGCACAATCGGGTCGAGAATCCGCAAATTGAGAAAAGATAAAAAACTAACTCAAAAGGATGTTGCTAAAATCTTAGGAGTATCTGATGCAGCCATTGTGCATTGGGAAAAAGATGTAAACACCCCAAAACTAGAGCACCTTACTATTCTTGCGCCTACGTTAAACACAACAGTTGATTACATCATGTATGGAAAAACTGAAAGTGAAGAGAATATTAAAGAATATAGACCCATTACTAGAATGCTACCCGTATTGACACATGTACAATGTGGCAACATGACAAATGTACGCTCTATCTCTCCTCATGAAATTGAACAATGGTTACCAGGGCCGCCAGAGGCTGGAAAGAATGGTTATTACCTGATTACACAAGGGGTTAGCAACTCACCTTATTTCAATGATGGTGAATTTATTTGTATAGATCCTGATGTTGATTTTAATTCTGTTCAGACTGGTGAAATGATTGTAGTTTGCCAAGATGATGAAGCAACCTTTAAAGCTCTAGTCAGAGATTTCAACAAAATCTACCTAAAAGCCCTAAATGAAAACTTCCAGCCAAACATCATTCCTTTGAAAGAAAATGCTGAGTACAAAGGAAAATATGTTGGAAAATTCACCCCAAGTAAAAAATTCATATAAAAATCTAATTTTTCATTTTTTATAAAACTCAGATTAATCTGAGTTTTTTTATAACTAAAGAATAAAACTAACTTTTATTAGCTAAAATTATTGACAATAAATCTAACCAAAGTTAGTTTAATAATACAAATTAACTTAAATTGGTTTTTATTATGAACACTTCAAATTCTCATCTTAAATCTGATCAATTCGATCAAACCATCGTCAATCGTCTTTTTGCTGAAGACTTTGGGCAGCCTCAGTTGTCTGACCTTGCTTTCTACAAACTTCGGGCTGCTGCACAAATTGGCAATGCAATCTCTGCCATGCGCAATGCAACCAATCAACATGATTTTACTCAAGCCCTCAATCAAGCTGATGCATTTATCACTGCTGCTTTAGATTACGAATTTATTGATCTTTCTGAAAAAGCTGTTTGGCTGGATGAAATGGCTGCCGTCGTTCGTATTCAAACGATTGGAGAGTCTGCATGAATTTAGAACAAACCCCAGAAAGCATTGTGCCTGAACAATCAGTGATTGATTCATGGCCTACAAAGGTTCGCACAACTTCAAATGCATGCCAGAAACAAGAGCCTGTTGAAGTTATTTTTGATGCTGAACGTTGGCTCTATGAACGCAAAAGTGCTTATCCAATGGTGGAGTGTTTACCTGGTCCAGCTGATGGAATGTGGAAAACATTTCGCTACCACCCTGTTTGCAATGGTGTTGTTTTAAAAGACCAAGATGTTTTGGTTTTGTACCCAAATGGCAATTACTACGTTAAGTCTGATACCAACCAAGAAGGCTGCGAACATCACCCATCAAAATGCTGTCAATGCATGCTCAAAGAAATTGATGAGGAATATCTCAACTGGATGTCAGATGAGGAAAAGCATTTAAGCGCTGCACTGATTTCAATTAATGAGGTGCCGTGATGATCATGATCCTTATCCAAACACTGACCTTTGCTTTAGTTTTTTTACTAGCAACAGCTTTCATTGCTGGATTGGTTTGGTGCTTATGCACTGCTGTTAACCACGCCAAATACTTAAAACTTGAAGCCAATCACCTTCAAAAAATTATTGAAGATCAGGAGAACGAGCATGCTCAAATTCACTGATAACCAAAAAATAGAACATGTTTTTAATTTAGAAAATTTGGTGCACGTGCATGTGCGCAAGTCTGACGAAAAAAATGTCACGCTCACTATGCATATGCTTGGGCCACACACCATTCCAGTAACTGTTGAAGCTAAGACAGCTAATTTTGTTTTGAGCGAATTAGGGGAACATTATGCAATCGAACATTGATCATAGTGCAATTATCAATAAGGGCAAATCTATTGCCCTTGCCATCCAAGTCGACGACTGGCTGAAGGCGCAGGGCAAATTAGAGCCGATACAAATTCCTTTTGGCCAAACTCGAATGAGTATGAAACCAAAGGACACCGAATATAAAACTGGCCAGCAATCTATGCGCGAATCTATGGCTGATTCTGTTAGTAAAAAAAGACCAGTTTTAAGCTCAACTGATCGTCCTTTAACGAAAGAACAAGAGCGGCATAAATTCAATTTTGAAGCTAAAACGAAGGCCCTTGCTAAAGGTGAAAGTACCTTTGAAGGCAAATGCGACTTGCATGGACTTACTGAGTTCAAAGCCTATCAATCTGGCAAACATCACTGTGTTAAATGCCGTCAACGTACTAGCCAATTAAGAAAGGAACTTTCAGCATGAAAAATAAATTAATGGTTGATTGTGAAACTTTAGATATTGGCGAACGTCCTGTTTTACTCAGTATTGGTGCCGTGGTTTTTAATGATCAGCAAATTCAAGATTATTTTGAATACTTCATCAATAAAGAGACTGCTATCAGCGAAGGTTTTACTGTTAGTCAAAGCACACTTGATTGGTGGGATCAACAAGATCCAGATGCTCGTGCTTATGCGTTCAACGGTGAGGGAGATATACAAGAAGCCTTGAAGGCCCTGGTTCAATTTTACGAATTAAATGAATGCACTGAAATCTGGTCGAAAGGTTCCTTAGCTGATATTCGCTGGATTAACAATGCCTTGGATTATTTTGGCATCGAACGACCTTGGAAATATTACAAAGAGTTCTGTTTCCGTACCCTTTTAAAATCTGTACCAAAATTTGATATGCCATTTGTGGGAATGCCCCATAATGCCCTTGATGATGCAATTCATCAGGCTAAACAATTTATTCAAATTAAGAAAATGCAAGCGACACAACATCAGCTGCTCATTGAACAAGGTCAAGCATTCAATGTCCTATCTCAAAAGTGTGCAGATTTAGAATTTAAGCTGCTTCAAAAGGAGGCTGTTTGATGGAAATTCAGAAAGAAAATCAATTGCTTAAGCAATTTGAAAAGACAATAACTTTTAAACGCTTTTTTTCAACCTTGTTACGTTTCGATGAAGATTTAGATTGTTTTATTGCTACAGAAAAATGGCGTGATAAAGAAGCTGAACTACTATCTGCTGCTTGGTGGATGTTTGCTGAAGTAGCAAAGGCTCAAGTCGCTCCTGAAGGGTTTGTTTTGGTGCCAAAAGCTGGTGCTCAATATTTTAGCCATGATTTTATTGGTGATGGTTTTAAATACCACGACACATTGGACGAAGCTAAAAAAGAAGCCGAGGCAAGCCTTGATTGGTATCGTGATCAAGTAGCAGATGGCATGCATGTAAATGATATGGGCGAGTTTAATGAACTTAGCTACGGTCTAGTTGTTGGAAGTGCTGAATACTCAATTGATCATGTAGTTACTCAGGGTGATATTGATAAAGGCGAGTCCAAGTATGAAGTTGGGACTGAGATCCTATCTTTATACCTAAGTGAAACACAGGAGCAAAGTCATGAGTAATTCAATTACAAAATTCAAAATTGACGACAAAGTTGTTTATTCTAATAAGCATGTTCCTAATAAATTAGTCATGACAGTAAAACGCGGCACATACAAAAGTAGTGGTATGGAAATGGTAACTGTCGAATTACCAGGTGGACTTGCCCATACTTTTGCATCTGAATTAAGAATTGCAACACAAGCTGAAGTTGCAGCAGGTGTCCGTCATGACTCACCTTGATCTACTTAGAACCCCAAATTTCAAACGTTCTTTCGAACGTAAAATCGTGGCTCATATCAATGCAGAATATTTGAAAGCCGGTTTAAGTCCACCACTACCAAAATATGAAAATGACATGGCCACTTATGCTGAAGCGAATGTCTCAAAATTAGCTAACCGTGTCCGTACTGGAGCTGTGCTTTTTGCACAGCTGCTCGATGAACAAAAGGAGGCCTCTAAATGACTAATGAAATTTTAGATGCCCTACTCGAATTAGGCTTAACAGCTATTGATTGGGTGGATGCATGCCAATTTTCCAAGCTTACTGGCATTGAAGAACAGAAGCTAAACCATAGACGTAAGAAATGGCCAGAAGACAAAGTTTGGTCAAAACAAGACGGCAATATTTATTTTTCAATTCGAGGCTACAACCAATGGTTGACAGATCAAGCGGAACATCGCTACCACAAGGCATCAGGCTCAGAGATGGCGCAATTGAAATCAACTTCACCCACAACAAGCAGCGCCAATACATCACGCTCCCGCACCCCGCGAATGCGGAAGGTATTAACGCAGCCCATAAAATTAGAAGTGAGTTAAAGAACAAGGCGAAATGGGGAATTTTAACTGAGCATGATATTGCCCAGGCTAAAGGTGAAATCGTTGATGAAAAGCATACTATTGTTGGTAATGGTGTGCTCTTTCAAGAGGCTGCACAAAAGTATTTAAAGCAATGTGAAAGCAACATGGACACCAAGAAAGGTTATAAAAATATCTTGGAAAAACATTGGATGCCACACTTGGCTTTAGTTCCTATTCATCAAATTACATCTGATGATATTAAGGAAATTATTATTGAAGCTGACTTTCAAACTGCAAAGACATTGAATAACTGTTTAATTCCATTGCGTGGGGTTTTCTCAACTGCGCTGGAGAACAAATATATTTCCGAAAACCCTGTGCAGTTTATTAAAAACAAAAAGGTTCAAGTTGATATACCAGATCCATTCAGTCGTGCTGAAATGACCGCACTATTATCCTGGTTAAACACGAATCTTGAGGACAAAGACCACTTTTATTATTGGTACTATGAAATGGCATTTTGGAGTGGGTGTCGTCCATCAGAATTGATTGCACTGCGCTGGGCAGACATTGATTGGTTTAATGGAACTATACGAATCAATAAAAGTCGTGTACGTGGGCATGAAAAAAATGTGACAAAAACACATGTAGCACGTGAGGTCTATTTAAATGAAAGATCGACTCAAGCTTTAAAGGCGATTAAAGATTTAAAACTCAGTAGCGATTACGTCATGATTTGCCCAGAGACTAATGCTCCATTTTTCAATGAGAAACCACCACGTTTGAGAATGGTGGAAGCCATGAAGTCCTGCATGATCCGCCACCGCCCTGCATATAATGCACGGCATACTTATGCAACCATGCTTTTAATGGATGGCGTTAATGCAGTCTTTGTCGCTGATCAACTTGGCCATAGTCTCCAAATGCTGATTAAGCGATACGCAAAATGGATACATGGAGATAAGAACAGGATAGAAATGGCAAAACTAAACACTACAAATGGCACTTAAGGTGCCTTTTTTAATGTCTATGAAAATGTGGCGGCTTTTGTGGTGAAGTGTGGCAAAAATGTGGCAATAAAAAAGCCACTTTTACAAGTGGCTGATTTATATAAAGAATTTTGGTGGAGGTGGCGGGAGTTGAACCCGCGTCCGCCAGCACTACGCTCGAGAATACTACATGCTTAGATATCGTCTACTGTTTTAACTCTTTGTGACCCGACGAACAGGGTACAAATCGCGATCCTCTTAATTTAGTACAAAACCCCGAGGCTTGGTTTTATACGGACTTGTGTGCGTGCGCTTCAGTCGGACTCTCTAACCACAAGTATTCGGAGAGGCGGACAAGCTGCCCTTAGGCAGCTAGAGCGTATGATTCGTCGTTTGCGACTAAAAAATGCAAATTTGATTTACGAGAGAAAATGCGCTCTCGACATGCATCTATGAGTTTCATCACCAGCGTCGAAGCCAGAA